ATAATTAAACAAGCATATACAACAAACAAACAACTTCCTAATATCGATGGTCAGTATAGAGTATATGTTAGAGAAGGTCAAACTGAAGTAATAGTTCAAGATTGGACTAATCTAAATAGGACTCCTAATGAATACTATTTTATTTTCGATATGAGAGATAAAATACCTAATGAATATTTTGTGGACATGAAAGTCACAACATCTGGTCAGGTTAATGTTTACAAACAACAAATAAATTTCCAAATCGTAAATGAGAAAGTAGAATAAAGAAGTATTTATAAATAAAAAAGACATGTCAACATTTCAAATACTCGTATGTACCGATGAACAAATTATTCTTGCTGAATCAGGAGAAGAAACTTTAAGTCCAGGCCAAACTTGGGCATTTAGTGGTGCAACAGGTGAAATCATCTGTGGTACAGTTATCCAACCATCACCAGGAGTCCCAAATTATTCGGCGGCCACCCAATATAATGGATGTGGTGAATGTTTAGAGGAAACACTTGAGTTTATGACCGCTGGAACACCATATGAAGCATGTGTTATATGTTGTCCTTGTGGAACAGGATCAACTGTTAATTCAGTATCAACACCTCACCCTGTATGGACTGGTTTAAATGGAGAAGTTGTTGTCCAAGCAAGTGCTGTTCAATTAGGAGGTATGAATGGTTTAAATAGTTAACATATGAATTTAGATAGAATCATTAGAAAAGTTATTAAAGAAAATATTGGAGATAAACCATCAAGACAAGAAAAGGAATCTTCAAGATATATGTTCTTTTCAAATTTAGAACAAATGAGAAGACAATGTGATTTATTATTAGATTTAGATCACAGTATGGTTGAATCTATTTTAGATAATGGTCATGATTGGGCTCAAGATCACATTGCGGAAGCAAAAAACAACATGGATCAGGTTTTTGATTTTATTATGAATGAATCAAAACATGATGGTATGGAACTTTCTATGAACATGGACGATAAAGACATGGTCATGATGGAAGGTAGAAAAAAAACAGGAACAAAACTTTGTGCGAGAGGAAAATCCGCAGCTAAAGCTAAGTTTGACGTTTACCCTTCAGCGTATGCTAACGGATACGCAGTTCAGGTATGTAAAGGAACCAAACCTGGATTGGACGGTAAAAAGAGATGCTCAGGAGCATATTGTTAAATTTTTTTAACTTCCTTTTTATTAATCAATATTTTTTTCATATATTTGTAGTTAGAAACACAAAAACTAACTATGAAAAACTTTTTTAAAAGACTCTACAAAAGATTTAAGGTCAAAATGGCAAGAAAAATGAGACAATCTATGCCAACTCATGAAGAAATCGAACCTTACGAAAAAACGGCCTTTAAAATTGTTGTGAAAATGATATCGCATAAAAAATCTGATTTCATGATTGCACCAATGTCTAATAAGAGGTACATTATAAATGAGGAATTAGGTCTTTTTGTCCTTATTGATTTTGGTAAAGTTGAAATCACTAATCACGTATTTCATTACGACGTTAAAATGAGTAGAAGAGATTTTGAACGTGTTATCTACTTATACGACACTGAAACTGAAAAAAGAAGAAACCTTACTGAGGCCGAAGTAAAATCAAATATTAAAAACTCTTTAGTTAAAGTTTACAATAAAATATCTGAACAATAGTTATTTTCTTGGTTTGTAAGAAGTCATAACAGGTTTTTGTCCTTTACCTGTTTGAGTATCTTTTTTCTCGGCAGTTCTTTTTTGTTGACAAGCCGATCTTTTAGCTGAATCTGACATCTTACCAGCAACACCTGCGGCACGACATTTTGGGTATGAACCTTTAGAAGTGTCGTGTCGTCCACAGGGAGGGTGTTTTCCGTCGACTTTACGACAAATGTTTACCCAAGGTCCTTTTGGTTGAGAAGACCCCTTAGGTTTCTTCTTTTTACCAAACCAAACCGCTAAGTCTTCGTTAATCGTTTCAGGGTAATCAATATCTCTTTTATAAGAACCATTTTTGTCCTTTTCCCAAACACCAACATTTCTCTTAATGTTTTTTTCTAAAGTATTTTTTAATGATTTTTTATTAAAATATGTTGGCACTTTTTCGGTGAATGGGTCTAATTCGTTTTTTTTCCATTCTAAGCTACCTATTTCTAAAGGCGCATTATATAAACCCGCAGTTACTGAGGTACTTGTTTCTGATATAATATTATCATAAGATAAATTAACCCACTCATTAAATTTTACCTTTTGAGTAAAAGGTTCCATTTTTTCTTTAAAAGATGCTTGTAATCCATCTTCCATATCTTTATTTACTATATTTCCATCATCATCTGAAAAAGTAGAATACGGGTGATGTTTTACATAATCTTGGATTTTAGCCGCGGTTCTCTCATACTGTCTTATTTGGTCTCTTCTTAGATCCCAAGTTTTGTCGTAACTGTCATATTGAACTAATGGATTTTTATAATCAGATACTGATTGAACAAATGGTTGTAATGATTCTCCTGACCAAGGTCTTAATCCTGGTTGTATTGGCGGAATATAACTACCTCTACTACCTGAACTATCTCCGGTAGCTTCTCTAATTACTCTTTTTATTATTTGATTTAATCTATCCATTATATTATAATTATAAATATCTCACTTTTTAATTATGGAAGAAGAAAACAAAATCTATGGTAATTTATTTGGATCTATTAACTTGTTAAGTGAAGATCATTTGGAACTTATATTAAGTACGATGGATAAAGAACACGCACTTTATTATTTAATTGAGTCAGTTAAATCTGCACATTCTAAAGGTGTGTTTACAATTGGAGAATCTGAAGTGATATCCAAATCAATTCGAACTTTAATAAAATAAAAAAAGGTCAGATTTCTCTGACCTTTTCCTTATTCGGTTTTAATTGATTATCTCAATTCTCTCAAGTCGAATGTTCTAACTCCATCAACTGTGATACGTCCGTAGAAACGGTTGTTAACCATTTTCTTAGCGTAACGTGTCATAATACCTTTGATAGGTGTAAAGTTGAATGGATTGTACATTGTAGGTGTCAATTGTAGAGGTACATACGGAGCGTAGATGTAACCTGTGTCTAACAATGATGTTCCTTTGTGACCGATTAACACTTGGTTAGGCGGGAAGTAAGGATCACGGTAAACTTGGTATCTACCAGATAATGTACCAACTCTTTCAATACCCATGTTGTATTGATCTTGCTCAGGGGCCGCGTTAGATACGTGGAAGTATTCTAAATCGTCAAAGATAGCAGAAACCTCAGATGAAACAACGATCCAGTTAGCACCACCTCTCAAAGTAGATTTGTGGATTTGTGCTGACAATTGGTTGATTGCTGTAATCAATGTTTGGTTCCAGTCTTTTTGAGTGTAAGATACTTGGTTGTTGATTCTTCTCCATCCGTTGTAATCCCAACGTAATTGCCATGCCGCACCTTTACGTAAATCACGTAAGATTTCACGGTCAATTTCAGCTGCAACTTGTTCTGACAACAATGCTGTCAATTCAGCCTCAGCGTCGATGTTATGGAATGCAGCAACGTCTTGAGCTAATTCAGGAGACCATTGTGCTCTTAATTTTCTTTCTGTAACAGATACAGTTACTGACTCAAGGTCAAAAGAAACCTCACCAATTTGGTCTTCGAATTCCATATTAGCATATCTTCTAAACCATGCAGTGAATGAACCTGCAGATGAACCTGATGCGATTGTTGTTCCTGTGTAACCATCTAAAGAAGATGCGTCACAGTCAGCACATACAGGACAAGATAAATCAACTTCTAACCAGATACATCCGTTACCATCACAGATATCATTGTAACTACCACCGTTACCACCATTTGTTGGTGTGTTAGGGTAAGTTGCTGTGTTATTAAATACAGTTCCTTGGTTAGATCCGTACTTAACGATACCTTTACCGTAGATTTGAGTTACAACTCTAAATAATAATGGTTGGTAAACTGTAGATCCATTGTAAGTAGTTGTAAGAACGCTACAAGGTGAAGTAGTTGTTGCAGATAATCCGTTAGCTGCGTAAATTCTAAGGTCAGAAAGGAATGATTCAGTATCCATTTCGTTACCATCAGGACCGATTAATTTACCTGCTCCTGAATTGTTGAATCCACAAAGTTTAACGATAACTTTTCTGTAGTTACCAGCTGGAATTTGAGTTCCTAGTGGAGGAGTACCTCCGTTGATAGTAGCATCAACTAATGAAGAACCTTCCCATGCTTGGATTGTTGCAGTTGTTGTAACCGCAGTCCACTTACCTTTAGAGTAGTCAAATAATCCTGGAGGATCTAAAGACGCTTCGTTACCTTCATAAAATAAATCATAAAGATCTTTTTTGTAGTAGTAACCATTGTCAGGATATCCACTGTCAGGTGTTTGAGACGCAGATGCGTTAGGTGCTCCGTAAGGTGCGTAGTGATCACCACCAGCAGTGCTGTTAGAAGGTGAAGAGTTAGGGTACAAGTTTGCGTACTCAGAAGATTGGTTTTCATAACCTTGGATTCTTGGTACGAAGTAGAACAATTTACCGATAGGTAAGTTCATAGCTTGTACAGATACGATATCGTTAGCCAACAATTTAGAGAAAACTCTTCTTACGATTGGGAAAACAACTGTTTCGAACGCTCCGTTTGATTGACCGTCAGAAGTTGCTTCGTTAATTAAGTAAGATGCTTGGTTTTCGTATAATTGTGCAACGTTTTCTTTTAAGTGACCTTTTAGACCATCCAAAAAGCCTAATTTGTCCCACTTGTTAATTGTGTCTTCTTTGATAACTTTAAGGTGTTTCAACCCGATGTTACCTACAAGACCTGATTCTAATAATGCTCCCATTTTTTTAGGTTTTTTATTTTTAGTTTATGTTTATTTTAATTTTCCCATTAAATCCTTCATTCTCAAGAATTGAGGATTTTCATAAGTTTTTGATTCAATCAAGTTTGCTGATGAACCTGTTTCCACAGTTCTATTAACAGTTCTTTCAATTGATTCGGTTAATTTTTGTTCTGATGAAGATCCACCTGAGTTTAACTCATCTTTGATTGATCTGTACAGATTTTTTGATTCTTTTAAAGATTCAACATTATCAAATCTTCTTAAGATGTTAACTTTTTCTTGTTTAGTAGTTGAATGTTCAGTGAACAAACGAGTAGCGTAAGCCAAGTTAGAATTAAACACAGCAACTTCATTCAATTTAGTTCTAAAAACGTCAAGTGCTTTTTTGTACTCATCATTTTTATTTTTCAATAATTGAACTTCTTCATTAACTCTTGTGTTAGGTCTTTGTCTAATTTCTTTTCTATTCACATTTTGGTCAGAACCTTTTCTGTTACCAACTTTGTTAGCTCTAGGATAACTATTAGTTCTCACAGCTTCTTTAGTTTCTTTCTTTTCATAGTCTTTAAAGTGACCATCTTTCTCACCTACTTTGTGACCATTACTTCTCTTGTAGTCACCTTTGTTACCACCCCACTCTTTTTCTTCTTTATATTCAAATTTAGCTTTACCTGTACCCATGGCTTTAGTTCCTTTTCCAAAAGCTTCTTTTCTTTTTTCATTGAATCCTCCACCCATGTTAGGTTTTTTATCGTAGCTAAATTTTGGACCTTTTCCAATACCAACACCTTTTGGACTAACAGATTTTTTGATAGACTCCATAATACCGTCCATGTCAAATTCATTTTCCATTTCCATCATGTCGTCTTCCATCATGTCATCTTCCATCATATCGTCTTCTTCAAGACCTAATCCTCCTTTGATAGCACCTGTTGCGGCACCACCCCAAGACCATTCATCAAGTTCGTCATCTTCCATCATGTCATCTTCCATCATGTCATCTTCCATAGTGTAGTCCTCCATTGTGTAGTCTTCTTCGTCCATTTCTATTTCGTAAATTGTTTCATTCATATCTTCTTCAGATTCACCCAATTGGATCATATACTCGTTATCACCGTCAGTAAGATGAACTGTATTCTCACCTTCTTTTTTCACGACGATTCCATCATTATCACCCATAGCTTTGAAAACTCTTAAGACTTCAGCGTCAGAAGCACCTGTCATATCGATAGTTTCTTCATCACCCATTTCGTCTTCTGCCCCCATTTCCACATCTTCGACTTCGTCTTCATCTTCCATTTCATAATCCTCATCGTCCATTTCCATTTCGGCATCAACCTCCATGTCATCGTCCATTTCTTCATCATCCATTTCAGTTTCTGTGTCCATTTCAGCTTCTCCACCTGCTACTGGCTCATCTTGCTCATCAATCTCTTCATCATTTTTAGATTCTTTAAGAGATTCTTTTACTAGTTGTTTGATTTCTTCGCTCATTGTGGATTGAAGTATTCCTTTTGCGTTCTCTTGTAAGGTCTCTTCCAAATTTCTAATTTGGTAAAGAGCATCCTCTACTACATTTTGGTTATTTGCCATATTTGTATTTTTCATTTATTATCAAATAAATATCATGGATTTTAAAAAAAATTTATTTCTTGGGTATTTCAGACAAAAAAAAATGGGAGAAGACATTTTTGTCAACTCCCATTCCTTTAGATTTTTGTTACTATTAACCTTCTATAACCTCATCAATTTTTGATTCAACGATTGCAGTGATTCTCCAATCCATAGAATAATTTTCGTAAACTTTGGTAACTTTAGCCTCAACATCGGTAGGTGAATACCCACGAACCAATTTTTCTTCTCTCAACTTTTTAACCTTACCTGTGTTCTCATCAACCATATCAGTGGTGATCTTTGCTACAAAATATTTTTCTTCCATAATTAATTATTTATTCAAATAATCGGACAATCTATTCATTAAGTCAAGCGATTTCGCTCCAGTTTCTCCAACATGTCTTTCAGCGTTCATTTTTTTCTCTTCATCCAAATTCTCTTCGTAATTCATTCTTTCATCTTTATCTCTAAAAAGATACGCCCCTGGTGTAGATGGTGATGATACTAAGTCAAAACAAATTAATTCAAAATCATCTTGCACTTCGTTTTGTTCACCAATCTTTTTAAGTGATCCAACACCACGAGAAGATATACCTAAAGTAACTCCTTGACGAAGGTAGTTAGCCGCTAAATCTCCTTTAGTAGAAACAATCCCTCTTTCGTGGAAACCAGGACTTGTAAGTAATTTTAATTTACCTAACAATACAGGGCCTTCCCACCATATATCAGTGATGGCGTGTGATACTCTATCTAAATCTATTAAAGATGATTCAGGGTGATTTAACTCTGAAAGAGCCGTTCCTTTTTGAATCATTTTTTTATAGTTATCCGCTTCTCTCTTAAGAATCTTTTCAGGATATACTCTTCCGTTTCTATTTGGGGTATTATATTTTTGTAATACCGCATAAAACTCAAATGGTTTTGAATGGTCCAACATATCTCGATTTTCTCTAATCATAGATAAATTTCTTCTTTCATTTGGATCTATGTATCCAGCATCGTACTCAACAAGAATACCTTTTCCTGAATCTCTTGGTCCTAATATTTTTAAATCGCTCATTTAATATTTTTATTAATAAATACTAAACAGTTTCACTTTCTTTCTTAACTAGTTTTTGATTTCCGTTTTTTGTAAGAAAACATTTGAAATATCTGTTTTTACTAAAAACGTCACCGTAAACTTCTTTGATTAAATTTTTAACTGATTTTTTTAATTTTGTAGATTTGAAATCCATTGGCTCCAATAAGAATAAATTTATTTCTAAATTCATAAAAGATTTCTTTTTTAATTGTAGTCCGCTTGTTCTAAGGTCTAAATCTACAATATATTTTGTGTCAAATGTGTCTTTATTAATATTATCTAAAACACAGTGTTTAACTGATCTTGTCATGTTTAGAACGACTCTGTTCCAGTTTTCCACTTCTTCTTTGGGTTCTACCCATGTTTGGATGTTGATGTAAATTGATTTTAAGTTTTGAGAATCAATAGTCCCATATTGGGCTTTGAATGTTCGATACCCACTTAATTTTGTGGTTTTTCCTTTTTTCATAGAATTTTTTCATGCTCTGAATGTTTATTTTTGATTAAATCTAACGAATATTTATATTTATATCAACAACCAAAAATTTATGTTATTAGTAGAAGTGAAAAAAGGAAACATTGAGAAGGCCTTAAAAGACCTGAAAGGGAAAGTTATTAGAACTAAACAAAACTCAGCTTTGTTCGAAAGAAAAGAGTTTGTAAAACCTTCAGTTAAGAAAAGAGCCCAAATCATTAAGGCTTCCTATATTCAAAAATTAAAGTCCCTCGTTTAGTTTACCTAACTTATAGTAATTCAATTCGTTAAACGATTCGTTTTGCAATTTGTTTAAAACTTGTTCTATAGTCTTCGACGTTTCTTCGTCTGAACTATCTTTTTGCGAATTTAATTTCTCAACAACATCAGATTTTAACTTAGTATAATTTTCGATTAAAGTCTCTTTTGGTGTTGATAATAATTTTTTTAATTCTTTTCTTTCAGATTCAGAAAGTGACTGAATGTATTTTTCTACAGTTTTGTTTGCGACATTTACCATAGATTTTAAAGGTACGTTAATTATCTCTTTCTTTTCTTGTTCTTTAGTTTTTAAATTTTCTAAAATAACTTTTTTACTTTTAATTTTGTTTTCTAAAGTTAGAACATTTGTTGAGAATAAATTATCTATTTCTTTGTACGTATTTTCACATTGAACGTGACCAATCCACATTTTAATTTCTTTTACATTGAAAGGAGAAACTTTATTATATAAGTTTTCGTATGCGGTTATTGATTCATTTATAAATTCATTTGCAATACTTTCCTGAAGTCCTTTGTTACTTGACAATTCATCGTACAAGAAAAATATTTTTGATATATTTTTGTTTTTCAATACTAACTCTTCAAATACGAATAAGTTATCCTTTAGAGTACCTTTTTTATAGGATTCACTTAAATGGGTTTCTATTTTTGATTTTAATTCTCCGAACATTTTTGTTTTTTCTAATAAATATCAACTTAATTTGTTTATTTCGTCATAATCAGTATCTGTTGTTTCTTCATCATACTCCTCTCGGTCAACCATTTCACCTTCCCACCAATCTGTACCACCAAACCAACTATCAAAATCTTGAACATCATTCTCATCTTCAAAATAACTTTCAACATTACTTTTCCACAATTCTCTTACACTAATTGTTGCATATCTTTTTGTGTAAACTTCGTAAGTATGTAATTGTGGAATTTTTAATGGTTCGGTATCGCTGTTTGGGTTCAACCTATATAACGAGAAAATAAATGATAAGTCTTCATTATTAGGTATCATCCCAATGTCATCTAAAATGTCTTTAAGTATTTTTTGATTAACACCTGAAATTA